AGGCTGTTACAGCTACTGTATTTACATCTGGTTCTTCGCTTTATTCTTCTGATATATCAGTAACGACACTTAGACTTAGAGATACTTATTCAGAGTTTTATACATATACAGTATCCACTGACACTTTTGCTCATAATATACAAGTACCATGGGTACCAATTCCAGGTAAATGGTATAACATTGTTGTTGCTGTAGATACAACACTTGTCTCTGCCAGCAGTCGAATTAAAATTTATGTAAATGGTGTGCTTTTATCTCACCAATCAGGAACTACTTACCCAACACAAAATTACAATACAATGGTGAACAAAGCAAGTTCTCACTTTCGTATTGGCCATGCTACTAGTGGCTCAGATGAAATTCAATATAATGATGCACAATATTCGGAAACCCAATTAATTGATGGACAACAATTGGATGTAACTACATTTGGACAATTTGACGCTAATAATAACTGGGTTCCAAAAACAGCATATACTGGTTCATATGGTCAGAATGGTTTCTATCTGCCATATAATCAACCAAATACAACTACTGCCAGTTACGCTGCTAAATTTAATGGTTCCAACTATATCTCGCTTCCAGCAAATTCTGGATATGCCTTTGGTACTGGTGACTTCACTGTTGAGGGATGGTTCTATGTAACTGCGCTTGGCGGTGGATATTCGTCATTCATTACTACACGTGGTGTTAGTGGAACTGGTTTTGATATTCAACAAGTTAGCGGACAGCTAATGCTTGGTGATCCTACTGGCGCAATTATTTCTGCGACCAACGTAATACCACTTAATACTTGGGTTCATATTGCAGGTACTAGAGCAAGTGGAACTTTCTACATGTTTATTAATGGACAGCTGGCAGCTTCTGGTGCGTCTTCTAAAAACTTTACTGATACTGCTTTCTATATTGGTTCTGGTTCTGGTGGTAACAATAACCAATGGTCTGGTTTTGCTTCTAATGTTCGTGTTGTAAAAGGACAAGCACTTTATACGGCAGCCTTTACTCCAACTGATTCACCTTTAACAACTACAAGTCAGGGTGCCACAGCTGGTAATGTTACATTATTAACTTTACAAAGTGCTACATTAGTTGATAACAGTTCGAATAACTTTACTGTTACAAATAGCAACTCTGCATTACCGCAGGTTGCATACCCATTCCAATATCCAAATACTTTACCAGCAAATTCAACATACGCAATTCAATTGAAGGGTGTATCAACTAGCCAGTCTATTACTGCTGCATATAGCGCAGATTGGGATTTAGGTAACAGTGATTTCACTATTGAATTCTTCGGAAGATCAGCTGATACTGCAAAACAATATCCATCACCTATCGGTAGATGGAAAGGTTCTGGTGAAGCATGCTGGGACGTTCGTATGGCTTCAGTTGATGCAAACTATAACTTTGCGTTTATCTATTTTTCTAGTGGATCTACAACTGTAGTTAATAGTGGTGTTAAAGTCACTGACGGTATGTGGCATCACTTGGCCATTACTAGAACTGGCGGTAACCTAAGATTCTTCGTTGATGGTAAATTAGTATCTACCAATAGTATTGGATCTGCAACAATTTTCAATAATGCAACAGTTCCTTTATACATTGGTGACACACCATATGGTTCTGCAGAAGGTTGGTACCAAGGTTTCTTGTCTAATATCCACCTTGTTAAAGGTACTGCTCTTTATACATCAAGTTTCACTCCACCAACTAGCGCAATTACTGCAGTTGCAAATACTAAATTATTAACTGCAAAAAGTGCCACTATCGTTGATGTTGGTCCAAACGCTGTTACTCTAACAAATAATGGATCTGTTGCTTCACCAGTTGTTGCCTATCCATTCCAAGATGGTGGTCCATTCTATTCAGCTGGATTTGATGGATATAATGGTTATCTAACTTTCCCAAATAGTTCTGCCTTTGCCTTTGGTACTGGTGATTATACTATTGAGGGTTGGATTAATGCGCCAGCTGGAACTAACGATAAATTTATCCTTGGTGGTCGAAACGCAATTGGTGGTTCGTCAAACTTCTTAATCACAACTGGTGGTTATAGTGGATCAACAACAATTGGTGCTTTAAGATTCTATGTATCTGGAGCAGAAATTAGTTCTGGTTCCACTTTAATCGCAGATGGTTCATGGCACCATTTTGCTGTTACACGCACTGGAACTACTGCTAGATTATTCGTTGATGGTATCCTTTGTGGTTCTGGTACAGATAGTGGAAACTATACTACAACTACTGGTACATGGTATATCGCTAGAAATGATGTTGGTTCTGGTAACTTCTTGCCTGGATATATTTCAAATCTTAGAATTATTAAAGGTACTAATCTTTACACAGCAAACTTTGTTCCACCAACTAGCCCTTTAACAGCAGTTTCTGGTACTAGTATTTTAACTTGTAATACTCATGCTCCTTTTATGGATCAATCAGCATTGAGTACAAGAGCAGTAATGACAGTTAATGGTGCTGTGTGGGGTACAACGTATAATCCGTTTACTCCTAAACAGATTGGTTACGATTCTATGTCAAATAATCACGTTGGAACTTCATCAATATATCCAATTGATACACAATATGATTGTTTACCAGACACTCCATCTGATAATGTTGATGGTTCTGGTAATATTATTGGAAATTATAACTGTTTAAATTCTTATGATGTTAATGGTGCAGTTATATACAATGGTGGTCTGCAGCTGCAATCTGTTGGAACTGCTGCTTGGAGAAGTTCTAGAGCAACAATGACAATGACAACTGGTAAGTGGTATGCTGAGTTTACTCCAATATCAAATACAACTTCTGCTAACTGTGATGTTCAAGTAGGAATACTTCAAGAAAACGCCACTCTTGGTGGTGAATTCACATCAATGCAAGGTATCGCTTATAGTTCTGGTGATGGAACTACATATATTAATGGTTCTAGTGTAGGAGCGATTGTCGCTTCATACACATATGGTGATATTATTGGTGTTGCATATAATGCTGATACTGGTGAAGTTTCTTGCTATAAAAATAATACTCTACAAAATACAAGTTATGTTTCTTCTTTAAGAAACGTAGGTGCAGTATTTGGTGTTTCTGCATATAGTAGAGGTGGTGGTACAATTACTGTTAATACTAACTTTGGTCAATTACCATTTGCATACGCTCCCCCTGCTGGATTTAAAGCACTTAATACTAAAAATGCAAAAGATGTTGGTGCATCTAATCTACCAGATTCCTTTGGCACTGTTGTTAATACTCCAGATTTAGTTTGGATTAAGAACAGAAATACAACACTATCTCATAACGTATATGATACAGTTCGTGGTCCAACCAAACGTCTACAGCCAAATTTAACAAATGCTCAAAGTATAGTTAGTGGTGTTACCGCATTTATTCCAAATGGAATTGAAGTAGGTAATGCTACCGATGACGTAAATTACACACTTAATAATACATATGCTGCGTGGATGTGGAATCGTGGTGTAACTCCAGGATTTGATATTGTTCAATATGCAGGTAGGGGTGCTGGAACTGTAATTAATCATAATCTTGGTACTCAACCAGCGTTCGTTCTTATAAAACGCACAGATGCTATTTCTAACTGGATTGGTTACCATAAAGGTTCTGGTGTTGACAAGTATTTTTATATGACAAGTGCTGCATTTGACAACCAAACTGCTGCTTGGAGACCAACAGCAAATGGATTTGGTATCTCACAAAATTGGACTGATGCTTCTGCAACTGCCGAAACTTTTATCGCTTACATGTGGGCAGAGGTTCCAGGATTTAGTAAGTTCGGTTCATATACTGGTAATGGTGCTGCAGATGGTCCATTTATCTATACAGGTTTCCGCCCTAAATTAGTAATCACAAAAAGAACAGATAGTGCCACTTCTGGAGATTGGAACATAGTAGATTCTGTAAGAAATACAACAAATCCAGTAAACAAGTATATGTATCTTAATGCTACAAATGCAGAAGGAACAGCGACCATTTATGACTTTTATTCAAATGGATTCAAGATTCGTGAATCTGGTGCTGGAACAAATGCATCTGGGTCACCTTACATCTATATTGCATTCGCTGAGTCTCCGTTCAAGTATGCCAACGCACGATAAATAAATAATAGAATTCTTTAAGAGGAAAAACAAATGTTCGCTTTAGTAAAAAATGACGGTAGTATTAAACTGTTCGCCCCATATACTATTTGGGAAGACAAAAATGGAACTCAATATAGTCCAGATAGTCTTTTGACTTTGACTCAAGATCAGAAACAAGATCTTGGTATTTACGATGTTGCTTACGGCACTCGTGGAGATGATCGTTTCTATAATATAGTCGATCAAGAACCAGAGTTCGATGCACAGGAAAAAATCGTTAAGATTTCTTATTCTTCAACGCCAAAAACATTAGAAGATGATGCACAGAATAATGGTTTAAAAACTGTGAATATTGAAGCAGTTAAACGTGTTGCTAATTTAGCTCTAAGCCAAACTGATTGGATGCTAGTTCGTAAAATTGAACGCAATATTGATGTCCCTGCTGAAACTGTTACTGCTCGTGCAGCTATCGTTGCAGAAGCTAATCGTAAAGAAGCAGCAATTGCCGCATCTACTAATATCGAAGAATTGATCGCTGCCGTAAACTCTTCACCTTCTGCAGAGTAAAGTTTTGCTCGGTTGAAAGAGACCCCACCGAGCGTGGGGTTTTTATTTTGCAGTAGTGAAAACGATAAATAAAGAGTAGAACGGGAGAATTCTGTGGCATCGATAGCAAATTTATACATAGATCAAGGTTCGACATACAGTAATATTATCACTGTAGCGTCAGCCTCAGGCTCAGCCTTAGATTTATCTGGATACACCATCGCTTCTCAAATGAGAAAGTCTTATGGTTCTTCCACTTATTATACATTTACCGCAAGCGTTTATGACGCTGCAATAGGTAAGGTTAGATTACAACTAACATCGACACAAACTTCTGCGATTCCAGCAGGTAGATATCTTTATGATATAGAAATCACAAATACATCTACATCGGCAAAAACACGAATCTTAGAAGGTATTGTTATAGTAACCCCAGAAATAACTCAGACTTAATCATGGCAGAAATAATTGCAGTTGTAGATGATCCAAGCCAGTCAGTAATTACTGCTACCACAAGTACAGGTGGCACGACTATTTTAACAGGCAGTTCTTTGTCTAATCCTCAATCAGTTGATTCTCTTTCAACGATTGGTAATGTAGATACGTCAACACTTAATAATGGGGCAGTATTAGTATACAAAACAAACACTAACAAGTGGACTTCTACGACTACGCTTGATGCGCAGAACATGGAAGGTGGAGAATTTTAACGGAGATTAAAAGATGGCATCAATAATTAGAATAAAAAGATCGTCAGTATCTGGCAATCCAGCAACGCTTGGTGCTGGAGAATTAGCCTACTCAGCATTAACTGATAACGGATCAAATGGTGGCGATAGATTATACATCGGTATAGGTTCAGAGACAGCTGGTAATGCTGCAAATCACTTTGTTATCGGTGGTAAATATTTTACCGACATGCTGGATCATACTCCAGGTACGCTGACTGCGTCATCTGCATTAATTGCCGATTCTTCAAGTAAATTAAATAACCTTAAAGTTGACAATCTTGACTTAGATGGCAATACACTAAGTTCAACAGATACTAATGGTAATATTGTTCTTGCTCCAAATGGTACTGGTAAGTTAGTTCTTAACAATCCGTACATTAATGGTACAACAGATACTCTTGCCGAGTTTATCTATGATACAGTTGGTGGTGCGGTCACTGGTACAGCAAATCAAATTAGTGTTACTAACTCTGATGGTAGTAACACTTCTACAATCGCTTTAATTAACACTGCAGTAACTGCAGGTAGTTATGGTTCTGCCACTGCAATCCCAACATTCACTGTTGATGCACAAGGTCGTTTAACTGCAGCTTCCACTGCAAGTATCTCAACTACTCTTTCTATCGCTGGCGACACTGGTACTGATTCTGTTGCTCTCGGTACAGATACAATTACCTTTGTTGGTGGAACTGGTATTACCTCTGTTGTTGCTGCAGTTGGTGCAGCTACCAGCGTAACTTTTGATATTGATAACACTGTTGCTACGCTAACTGGTACTCAGACTCTTACTAATAAGACTTTAACTAGTCCAACAATTAATAGTGCAACTATTGGTTCAGCTGGTGCCACGTTCAATGGTTCTACTTCTGGTACAATCACTGTTCTTGCCACTGCAATTGCTGGTTCGAACTCATTAACTCTACCAGCTGCGACTGACACTTTGGTTGGTAAAGCAACTACTGATACTTTAACAAATAAATCTATTAGTTTTGGTTCTAACACCATTACTATGACGTCAGCTCAGTTGGCGACTGCGGTTTCAGATGAGACTGGTTCTGGTGCTCTAGTTTTCGCATCTAGTCCAACATTAGTAACTCCAACTCTAGGTGTTGCATCAGCTACTAGTATTAATAAAGTAGCAATCACTGCTCCAGCTACTTCGGCTACTTTAACTATTGCTGATGGTAAAACTCTTACTGCTAGCAATACACTAACCTTTACTGGTACAGATACTTCTTCTGTGGCATTCGGTGCTGGTGGTACTGTTGCTTATGTGGCAAACAAACTAAGCGTATTCGCCGCAACTTCTTCGTCAGAACTTGCTGGTGTTATCTCGGATGAGACTGGTACTGGTGCTCTAGTATTTGCTAATACTCCAACTCTAGTCACTCCAGTTCTTGGTGCTGCAACTGCAACAAGTATTACTGCCACTTCTGGCAATATGACTATTAATGCTGCTGCTGGCAATAATAGTGTTAATTTAGTTCCAACTGGTACTGGTACAGTTGACGTTGCGTCAAAGAGAATTACTTCTGTTGCTGAACCTACTCAGGCACAAGACGCTGCCACTAAGGCATATGTTGACTCAATGTCCAATGGTCTTGATGTTAAAGCATCGGTCGTTGCGGCAACTACTGCTGCTCTAACAGTTACTTACTCAAATGGATCTTCTGGAGTTGGTGCTACATTAACTAACGCTGGTACTCAGGCTGCAATTACTATTGATGGTATTGCTCTTTCATCTGGCGATCGTGTTCTTATTAAAGACCAAGCATCTGGTGCTCAGAATGGTGTTTATACTGTTACAACAGTTGGTACAATTTCTACAAACTGGGTTCTTACTCGTGCCACTGACTTTGATAATAGTCCAGGTACTGAAGTTTCTCCAGGCACTTTCTTCTTCGTTGAGAATGGTAATACTCAGGCTGACAATGGTTATGTAGTTTCTAATAATGCTGCTATTACAATCGGTACTACAGCGATTACGTTTAGTCAGTTCTCTGGTGCTGGTCAAATTACTGCTGGTGATGGTTTAACTAAGTCTGGTAATACTTTAAATGTTGTAGGTACTGCTGGTCGTATTTCTATCTCTGCCGATGCGGTTGATATTGATTCAACTTATGTTGGTCAGACAACCATCACTACTCTTGGAACAATCGCCACTGGTACTTGGCAGGGTAGCGTTGTAGCTGGTGCCTACGGTGGTACTGGTGTAGCGAACACTGGTAAGACAATTACTATCGGTGGTAACTTTACTCACACTGGTGCTCATACACTTGGCTTAACAACTACTGCAAATACTTCTGTTACACTACCAATTTCTGGCACTCTTGCTACATTAGCTGGTACAGAAACATTCACAAATAAGACATTAACTGCACCAACCATTAATGGTGGAACTGCCACTGCATTAACTGGTTTAGCAATTCGTGATACTTCTGCAGCCTATGATGTTACCATCGCTGCAGTTTCTTCTACTACTTTAACTGCTGGTAGAACATTAACCCTTGATATGGTTAATGCTGCAAGAACTGTTAAGCTGGCTGGTAATATTGATATTGCTGGTAATCTTACTACTGCAGCTGCATTTACTACTTCTGGTGCTAATGCTCTTACATTAACTACAACTGCTTCAACCAATGTAACATTACCAACTACTGGTACTCTTGCTACTCTTGCTGGTTCTGAAACATTAACTAATAAAACAATCACTGGCGCAGTAATCACTACTGGTAGTATTAACAATACACCAATTGGTGCTTCAACTACCAACACTGGTGCATTCACTACGCTTGCAGCTTCTGGTGCAGTCACTTTAACTGCAACAACTGACGCTTCTGCTGTTGGTACTGCTGCGGTAGTTCTATCTGGTGGTTTGTCTGTTGCTAAAGCAATGTATATCGGCACTAACATAACTGGTGCTGGTGCGGCAACTTCAACTCTCGATGGCTTCAATATCGATGGTGGTACTTACTAATAAATAAGTAGTAGGGAGTTTTTACTCCCCTTTCTTTGTTTCCTTTTTTAAGGTTTGGGTATGGCGAATAAGGTTCTTCTTAAGAAGTCCTCAGTTGGGGCACGAGTTCCAACTACGAGTGACTTAGATTACGGTGAGTTAGCATTAAACTACGCTGACGGAAAACTGTATTACAAAACTTCAAGCAACACCATTAAAAGTTTCACAGAAGATACTTCTGTTGTAACACTTACTGGCACCCAAACCCTTACCAACAAAACACTAACATCACCGACTATTAATAGCGGTGCATTATCTGGCACTTTCTCTGGTGCAATTACCCTTTCCGACACAACGGCATCATCTTCAACCACTACTGGTGCACTGAGAATTGGTGGCGGTCTAGGTGTAGCTGGTGCAATCTATGCAGATCAGATTCGTCTAACGAATAATGGTGCTGGTACCAACGTATACGTTGGCGATGATGTAGTTTTAGGTGATATAAACCAAGCAAACACTCTTGGAATTAGAGGTATACAAGATGCATCTCAAGGTTACATCGTATTCGGTAATGCAAACAATACAGCCTATATTGGTCGTTCTGGAACAAATCCACTTCAAGTAACTGGTCAATTTAAAGTTGATTCTGGAACTGTTACTGGTGCATCTGCAGTTGCTATGCAAATTGCTGGTTATGCTAATAAAGGTGGTACTGGTTATCACGATTTCCTTAGCGTAACAAATGGTTATGGTTCTGCTACAAACGCAACTAAGTGGTTTCGTTTAAACAGCACTGGTGCACTAGAGATTATCAACAGTGCATATACTGCAAATATCTTTACATTAACAGATGCTGGTGTAGTTTCTTTTGGTGGCACGGCATTTCCTAACACTCAAGGGACTAATGGATATGTTTTAACAACCAATGGGGCTGGTACAGCAACATGGTCTAGTATTAGTGGTGCCAGTGGTGGTACAGTAACTTCTATAACTGCAGGTACTGGTTTAACTGGTGGTACAATTACTACCACTGGCACAATCGCCATTGATACTTCGGTTGTTACTACACTAACTGGAACTCAAACTCTTACTAATAAGTCTTTAACTAGCCCAACAGTTACTGGTACTCTTACTGCTGGTGGTTCGACTGGCACTAATGGTTATTTCTTACAATCTACAGGAACTGGGGTTCAGTGGGCACAGGCTAGCACTGCATATGCTGGTTTAGTAGAAATCTCTCAGACTGGTATTACAACATCAACAACTCTATATTCAGCTTCTGCAACAACATACAGAGGAGCTAAATATACAATACAGATTACTAACAGTACTGCATATGCGATGTATGAGTTCCTAGTTATGCATGATGGAACTTCGGTTTTCTTCCCTTACATGTCAACTGCATATTCTGGTGACACTAATGGTAACTACCAAAACTTCTTTAGTGGTGACTATTTGGATAGCGTTGCTACTTCAAAGATTCAGGTAGGAAATACCTACCATGCTTTGAACTGGGAAGTAACTGGTGGTAATTTAGTATTTTCAGCTTCTTGTTCTTCTGGAACAATAAGCGTAAAAGGAACAGCACTTTTAATTAAGGCATAATATATGGCAGTCGGAACTAGAGAACAATTAAAACAATATTCGTTAAGAGCATTGGGTGCACCAGTACTCGAGATTAACGTAGATGAAGACCAACTAGAAGATCGTCTTGACGAAGCGTTGGAATACTTTAAACTATACCACTACGATGGTATTGAAAAACTTTACATGAAGCAAAAGATTCGTGCTTCAGAAATTGTTATTTCACAATCTATTGCACAAACATTCCAATTAGAAGATATCGTTACAGGACAAACTTCTGGTGCAACTGCTAAAGTTTCTTTAGAGTTAGGACGCCCATCTACGGGAACACTACTTTTAGTTCGCAATATTACTGGAACATTTCAGGCTGGAGAAACTATTCTGGCTGGAGCAGGACAATCAGCTACTTTAGTTTCAGCAACTAAACGTGAGTATGATAACAAGTACATTGAGATCGATGACTGGGTATATGGCATTACTCGTGTAATTCCTTTTGCTCAAGCATCATCCTCAAAGAATTTATTTGACTTGCAGTATCAATTGCGTTTGAATGACTTGTATGATCTGTCTTCAACTTCAATCGTTTACTTTAAAACTGTGATGTCACATCTAGCCATGCTAGATCTAGAATTAAATGGTTACCCACTATATCGTTTCAATCGTTTACAAGGTCGTTTGTATCTTGACATTAACTGGGAAACAGATATTCCACTCGGTGACCATATCGTAGTTGAGGCATATCGTGCATTGAATCCCGCAGACTTTGCTAAAGTTTGGAATGAATCATGGTTGAAACACTATGTAACTGCTTTATTTAAAAAGCAGTGGGCAACTAACTTAAAGAAATTCTCTGGCATTCAACTTCCTGGTGGTGTAACATTAGATGGTGATAAACTATACGATGAAGCAACATCAGAAATTAAAGATCTAGAAGACGAACTACAAAATAAATCAGCACCTCTTGAATTCTTTCTTGGATAATTAATGCCAACCAATGTTTATTTTACTCAGGGAACTAAGAACGAACAGTTCCTAGTTGAAGACCTGATCATTGAATCGTTAAAGATTTATGGTCAGGAGATGATGTATATTCCAAGAACATTGGTTTCAAAAGATGAAATTCTTGGTGAAGATCGTCTATCAAAATTTACTTCATCATTCCCAATTGAAATGTATTTTGAAAACGTGGATTCCTTTGCTGGTCAGGGTGCGTTTATTCAGAAGTTTGGTTTAATGATGGAGCAGTCTGCCACGTTGGTAGTTGCTCGTAGACGCTGGGAACAATTAGTTGGTCGTTATGGAGTTACTCAAATTCCTACTCGTCCGAATGAAGGTGATCTACTTTATTTCCCCTTGACTAAAGGTTTGTTTGAAATCAAATTCGTACAACACCAAGATCCATTTTATCAGCTTGGTAAACTTTATGTTTACAAATTACAAGTTGAACTCTTCCAATACTCTTCCGAACAAATTGATACTGGTGTTCCTTCTGTTGATGCATTTGAAACTCTTAAAACTTTCAACACTAATACAACAAGAACACCTTATGGCGAAGTTAAGAGTATAACAGTGACTAATCAAGGTGCGGGATATACTTCTGTTCCAACAGTATCATTTACTGGTGGTAGTGGTGCTGGTGCAGCTGCAACTGCTGTGCGTGGAACTGGAGCCAATATAGGTAAAATTATTCGTGTTGATATCACAGATCCAGGAGTTGGATATAAAACTGCACCAACTGTTGTATTTACTGGTGGGGGATTTAGCTCTACTGCAATAGCAACTTCATCAATTGAAGCCAACATAGATAAACCAGAATCATTCGGTGATAACAACAAATTTAAAACAGAAGCACAGGATGTATTGTTTAGCGTAACAAACCCATTCGGTGAAGTAGATAAAGAGAATAATCCATAATGTTAAACAATCAGGTTTTCTATCATGGTCTTATCAGAAAGTGTATCGTTGGTTTCGGAACACTCTTCAGCGATATTTACATTGATCGCAAACAGGGCGATTCTGTGACAGGAACAACTATACAACGACTGCAGATTCCCCTTGCATATGCACCAAAAGAAAAATGGATTGTTCGTTTAGATCAAGATCCAAATTTAGAAAACCACACCTATGTAACTTTACCACGTATGTCCTTTGAGATTACTGGTTACACGTATGATGCTGTTAGAAAAACAAATCGTATGCAAAAGATTACTTGTGGTGATGGAACAAATGCATTAACTTACATGTATGCTCCAGTGCCATATAATATTGACATCTCTCTTTATATTCTTACAAAGACTCAAGAAGATGCAATGCAAATTATTGAACAAATTCTTCCTACGTTTACACCAGAATACACGTTATCAATCAACGCAGTACCAGATATGAACGTAAGACAAGATGTTCCCGTAATCCTAAATAGTATTGCGGTTCAAGATGATTACGATGGTGATTTTCAAACTCGTAGATTTGTGACACATACGCTTACCTTTACGTTGAAGACTAACCTTTATGGTTCTGTTCAGGGTCAAGGTATTATTCAAGAAGTTAATACTAATATTGGTATTAATGATATTGACGTTCCAACTAGAATTTATGATGTAAATGGTAATGTTACTACTGGTGCAGTAGTCAACGAAAGTTGGATTGACGGATTATAAAATATGGCACAAATATATAATGCTAATGTGAACTTGAAAGCAGCTGGGGTAAAGGTTCAATTTACTCCAGAACAGGTTCAAGAGTGGTTGAAGTGTGCCGCAGATCCAATTTATTTTATTGAATCATATTGTATGATCGTGTCACTTGATCATGGTTTGATTCCCTTCAAACTTTATGAGTGTCAGGTAGAGAAGGTTAAAATTATTCATGAGAATAGAAAAGTTATTCTCATGGAAGGTCGTCAGCAGGGCAAGACGACTACGTCAGCTGCTTATATTCTTTGGTATACCATTTTCCAAGAATCTAAAACAGTGGCTATCCTTGCAAACAAAGCAACTGCTGCACGAGAGGTTCTTCATCGTTATCAATTAATGTATGAGAATTTACCTCACTGGTTACAGCAGGGAGTTATTACTTGGAACAAAGGTGACATTGAATTAGAAAACAAGTCACTGGTATTTACGGCAGCAACAACTGCTTCTGGTATTCGTGGTAAGTCTGTTAATATGCTTTACGTTGATGAGACTGCCATTATTCCAAACACTGTTGCAGAAGATTTCTTTACGTCAGTTTACCCAACTATTTCTGCTGGTGAAACTACAAAGATTCTTTTATCTTCAACACCATTGGGTTACAATCACTTCTGGAAATTCTGGAATGATGCTGAAAATAAAAGAAACGATTTCGTTCCGTTGTTTATTCCTTATTGGAGAATTCCTGGACGTGATGCAGCATGGGCTGAAACCCAGAAGCGTCAACTTGGTGAGCTGAAATATAACCAAGAGGTATTGTGTAAGTTCTTAGGTTCTAGTCTTACACTTATTAACGCTGATACTATTGCTAGAATGTCTTTGGCTCAGACAGTTTATAGCAAAGATGGATTAGATGTATACGAAAAGCCACAAAGAGGTCATACGTATGTTATCGTGGCAGATACGGCAAAGGGAGTTGGAGGAGACTACTCTGCCTTTACAATTATAGATATAACTGAAGTACCATATAAATTAATCGGTAAATATAGAAACAATACAATTAGCCCACTCCTTTATCCTAACGTGATTTTTGAGACAGGCAAAAGATATAATGAAGCATACGTTTTAGTTGAGATCAATTCTAGCGAACAGGTTCCTCATATTCTTTACCAAGAGTTGGAATATGAAAACATACTTTTCGTAAATAGAACTACGGGATCTCAAGTAGTATCTGGGGGGTTTGGCGGAGGTAAAACTCAGTTAGGTGTTAATACTGATAAGAAGGTAAAACGCATCGGCTGTCATAACTTTAAGTCCCTAGTAGAAGAAAATAAATTGATTATTGAAGACGCAGATACAATTTCGGAAATATCAACCTTCATCGAAACTAAGGGAACTTATCAGGCGGATGATGGTTATCATGATGATTTAGTGATGAGTTTGGTTCTGTTTAGTTGGCTCACTACCAACCCTTATTTTAAAGACCTAAATAATATTAATCTGAGAGAAATAATGTATAAGAAACAGATGCAAGCGATCGAAGATGAACTAACGCCATTTGGGGTTTATGACGATGGGAATAATGAAGAGAAAGCACCCCTAAATTTTTAAATTAGAAATGTGGGATTTCATAAATAAATTAGTGATGACCATGCCCATGCTTGTCAAAACAAATAACATGTTAATGTAATAAGGAGAATTACAATGCCTTTTCAACTAAGTCCTGGCGTTGCAGTCGTAGAAAAAGACTTTACCTCTATCGTTCCAGCCGTAGCTACCTCAACTGGTGGTTTTGCTGGTGCTTTTCAGTGGGGTCCAGTTCTTGAACCAGTAACTATCAACTCTGAGAATGTTTTAGTTCAGCGTTTTGGTAAGCCAACTGACGACAATGCAACTTCGTTTTTCACAGCTGCAAACTTTCTATCATACTCTAATAACCTTCTGGTTATTCGTGCTGATACCGCAAATCATCGCAATGCTGTAGCAACTAAATCTGGTACCATTACTGGTGTAACAATCGCTGGTACCAATAGTGGTTATTCATCAACTGCTGCTGCACCTACTATTACTGTTGGTGCTCCAAATCAAACTGGTGGTGTTCAGGCAGTTTTAACTGCTGTTCTATCTGGTGGTGCAATTAGTGCTGTGGCAGTTTCTGCTGGTGGTACTGGTTATTCTGGTACTCCAACTGTAACTATCACTGCTCCATCTGGTGGTACTGGTGCTACATTTACAGTACAGACTTCTTCTGGTGTAATTACTGGTGTTACAGTTGTTTCTGGTGGTTCTGGTTACAAAGGTACTGTTACTGCTTCCTTTACTGGTGGTGGTGGTTCTGGTGGTTCTGCTGGTGCAGTTACTGTTGCTTCATCAAGTATCTCTAGCGTAACTATAACAAATCCAGGTACTGGATATACTTCTGCACCAACTGCTACCCTAAGTGGTACTGCTACTCTTACCACTGCAGTTACTACTGGTGGTATTAAAATCAATAACACTGATACATACCTAACTACTTACGTAAATGGTGCTGGTGTTGTTGGTACTTGGGCTGCAAAATATCCAGGTGAATTAGGCAACAGTTTGACTGTTTCTTATTCTGACTCATCTGGTTATGCAGCTTGGGCTTACAAAGCTGAATTTGAAGGTGCTCCAGGTACTTCTGATTTCGTTGATACTGCTGGAGGTTCAGATGATGAACTTCATATTATCGTTATTGATACTCTAGGTCAATGGACTGGTGTTGCTGGTTCTATCTTAGAAAAATTCGCTTACGTTTCTAAGGCATCTGATGCCAAGAAAGGTGACGGTACAAATAATTACTATCGTGATGTAATTAACTCACGTTCTAAGTATATCTGGTGGATGGATCATACTACCACTGGCACTAACTGGGGTACTGTTGCTTTAAATAAAACTTTCGCTTCAATGACTACTGCTGTTACAGAAACTCTTTCTGGTGGTGTTGATGATCTAACTGCAACTGATGGCCAACTACAAACTGCTTGGGCTATCTTTGCTGACGACAGTCAGTATGACGTTTCTCTATTACCACTAGGTAAGGCATCGGCAGCTGTTGCTAATAGCGTAATCGCTATTGCTGAGGCACGTCTTGATTGTGTTGTGTTCGCTTCTCCAGAAAATACTACTACTGGTGATTATATCATTGGTTCTGGTTCTGATGCTACTGATCAAATTATCGATTATCGTGATGCATTACCAAGTTCTTCATACGCTGTGCTGGATTCTGGTTACAAATACCAATACGATCGCTACAACGACAAATATCGTTGGGTTCCATTGAATGGTGACGTAGCTGGTCTATGTGCTCGTACTGATAATCAACAAGACCCATGGTTCTCTCCAGGTGGTTTAAATCGTGGTCAGGTTAAGAACGTAGTCAAATTGGCACACAATCCAACTAAGACAGATCGTGATAACCTTTACAAAGTTGGTGTAAATCCAGTTGTGACTTTCCCAGGACAAGGTACTGTGTTGTTCGGTGATAAGACTCTATTGGCTAAACCATCTGCTTTTGATCGTATTAACGTACGTCGCTTGTTTATCATCCTTGAGAAATCTATCGCTACAGCTGCTAAATTCCAGTTGTTCGAATTCAACGATGGATTTACTCGTGCACAATTCCGCAACTTGGTTGAGCCATTCTTGCGTGACGTACAAGGTCGTCGTGGTATTACTGACTTCGTTGTTAAGTGTGATGCTACAAACAACACTGGTGAAGTTATCGATGCAAACCAATTCGTTGCGGACATCTTTATCAAACCAAATCGTTCTATTAACTTTATTACTCTCAATTTCGTTGCTGCTCGCTCTTCTGTAGCGTTTAGTGAAATTGGTGGTGGTCAATAATAGAGCTAAATAAAGGATAAAGGAGATAACAAATGGCAAATATTGCTGACTTTAAAGCGGTTATGATTGGTGGCGGTGCACGCCCAAATCAATTCCGTGTGCAACTTTCTTTCCCATCATATGTTACTGGTGGTATCGTAGCTGGACAGCAAGCACAATTCTTGTGTAAAGCTGCTCAGTTACCTGCTTCTACTTTAGAGAACATCGGTGTTCTCTATCGTGGTCGTCCAGTAAACTTTGCTGGTGAACGTACTTTCCAACCATGGACTATTACTTGCTACACTGACACTTCGTTCAACATTCGCAATGCGTTTGAACAGTGGCAAGCTGGTATTCAGAACTACTCTGCAACTACTGGACGCACAAACCCACGTGACTACCAAGTTGACATGACTGTTCACCAGCTAGATCGTAATGGTGCAGACGTTAAAGTATATAAATTTACTGATGCTTTCCCAATTAACATTGGCGCAATCGGTCTTGACTTTGAACAACAAAACCAAATTGAAACTTTTGATGTTGAATTCCAATTCAATTACTTTACTAGCAATAGTACTGAGGGTAATAGTTTTGGCGTTAATGTTTCTGTTGATACTCCAATTGGAAATTTCCCAATTAACATCTAATTCGTTAGGTAAAATTTAATTATGCAGGTTTTTGGATTTGAAATAAAACGTAAAAAAGAACAGTTGGATGTGGGGAGTGTTGTATCTCCCCCATCTGACGATGGTTCTACTGTCGTTGCGAGTGCCAGTGCCTATTATGGCATGGTCATGGACATCGAAGGTGTCGTTAAAAATGAAAATGATTTAATTCGCCGATATCGCGAAGCATCTCAGTATGCTGATTGCGATGCTGCAATTGAAGACATTATCAATGAAGCGATTATCTCTGATGAACATAACTCTACGGTAAAAGTTAATCTTGATAACTTAAAGGTATCTGATAGTATCAAGAAAAAGATTCGTGATGAATTTGATATGGTCTTGCGTCTTTTTAGATTTAATATCAAAGGACATGATATATTTCGCTCATGGTATATTGATGGGCGATTATACTACCATATCTTAATTGATGAGAAGAATATCAAACAAGGTATCGTTGAGATGCGTTATGTTGATCCTCGTAAGATCCGTCGTATCAAGAACGTAACCAAAGAACGTAGTCCTGAGGGAGTTGAAATTGTAAAGAAGGTAGATGAATATTTTCTTTACAATGACAAAGGTATTACTGAGCAATCAACTCAGGGTGTAAAACTGTCGATTGATTCGATTGTTTATGCACCATCTGGTTTGCAAGATGCAAATACGGGAATGACACTTTCCCCATTGCATAAAGCAATTAAGCCAGTAAACCAACTTAAGATGATTGAAGATGCGGTTGTTATTTACCGCATCAGTCGTGCTCCAGAACGTAGAGTGTTTTACGTTGATGTAGGTAACTTACCTAAGTTAAAAGCTGAGCAATATGTAAACGACATTATGAACAAGTTCCGTAACAAAGTTGTGTATGACGCAACTACTGGCGAAACTCGTGATGATCGTAAGCATCTTTCAATGATGGAAGATTTCTGGATGCCTCGTCGTGAAGGTGGTAAGGGTACAGAGATTACTACTCTTCCAGGTGGCCAAAACCTTGGCGACATTCAAGACATTGAATATTTCCAGAAAAAACTTTATCAAGCATTGAATGTGCCAATGTCACGTATGCTTCAGTCTCAAGGTTTTAGCCTTGGACGTTCGCAAGAAATTACTCGTGATGAAATTAAGTTTAGCAAGTTTATTGCTAGACTACGTAAGAAATTCTCTGTGCTATTCTCTCACACATTACGTGTTCAGTTAGTAGCAAAAGGAATTATCCGTGGCGATGAGTGGGATGAGATGGATCAGTTCATCACCTACGACTTCCAAGAGGATAATCACTTTAATGAATTAAAGGATGCTGAGTTGCTACAAAATCGTATTGCAATTCTGCAACAAATGGATCCTTACATTGGCAAGTACTACTCGTCAAAGTGGATTCGTAAAAATGTTCTAATGCAGACTGATGCGGACATTGATCAGATGGAAAAAGAAATGCAAGAAGATCAGGATGATAAAATGAGTCATGCTGAAATTGAAGGTACTGTTGCTGGGGTTGCACAAACTGCTCAACAGAACTATGTTGTTCAAAATGCTTTGCCCGATCCTAATGAACAACAACAGACACAACAAGGAGATAATAAATGAGTAACATTAATAATTTAATTAACGCTATTGCTGACGGTAATGCAATGGAAACTGAATCATCTTTCAATGCAGCTATTGCAGAAAAGATTTCCGCTCGTTTAGATGACATGCGTGCCAATGTAGCACAAGGTATGTTTAAGACACAAGAAGCTGTTGTTGAAGAAGAAGTAAATATTGATGAAGAAGGTTTAAGCGAAGAAGAAATTGCTGAAGCCAAGAAAAAGAAAATGGAGAAGTGTTAATGTCTGACTTAGTAAACTCTGTTCTTAAAGCACTTGATAGTGCTGCAGCATCATCTAACATCTTCACACAAAACATTGCTCAACAAGAAGTTGAAGCACCTGAAGTTGAAGAGAAACAACCAGAAACTAAAGAAGCCGAGTAATGTACTACGGAGAGTTTTCTAAATCCCTAGCAAACAAATCTACTGGTGTAGATATTGTTGAGTCATTCCGTTCGTTCGGAAATTTGATTCAGAAAACTGCACAAGATAAAGTTCTAATCAATAACATTGTTACTGAATTTAAAACGATTGAAGAAGCAAGAACATACATTAAAACAAAACAACACTCAGAAGATCTAGAAGAAACTGTTACTAAAGAAATCTACGAAGAAATTACAGCGAATCGAATAGCGAATATAATTAAAGAATATCACGACGTTAAAGTTACTGATACACTAATTGAATCATACCTAGATCTTGCTTCTTCTAAAATTTTTACTATCGATCCAGTTGTTCAGGATATCCGTAAACTAAACAAATTAGATATTGTAGTTGAAAACAAACTGCACTATCAACTAAGTGATGGTTCTGTTGTTGCAATAAATGAAGCGACTCAATCGTTACTAAATAACTTATTACAAAACCAAAAAGAAATTATCGAGTACATGAGAGAAGATAAAGAAAATTTCCTTCATGTGCTTGAACGAATAGAGGAACAATAAGATGGCTGCTATTAGAACAACAATAATTAAAAATACAAATCAAGAGACTATAATTAAGTTTGAAGGTAGTTCTACTGATACAGCAGCAACTATTGATATCTCTACATTAGCTGCTTCTACTCAAACAAGAAATTCTGATACTCCTACTGTTAACATTGTTAAATTTATGGCTTTGGGTTTATTAACTTCAGGAGTAACTATCACTAGAAATAGTGTTGTTGTAATGGCAGCTGCTCCAGAAAATGCTCCAGCTATTAATTTTACGCAAGACGGCATTAGCGATACTGTTAGCAATACTTCAAATATTGTTATTACTCTTGCTGGTGCTGCAAGTGTAGGATACTTAACCCTACGTAAAATTGCTGGTTGGGCAACTAAAGTTGAACCAGCTACTTATGGTTCTTATGATGACACTACTCGTGTTGGTGCATCTACTACTGCTTCTGGCTCACCAGATAAGGCATAACTATGAAACTTATTAGAGAAGTATTAGAAAACCCTGTAAACCTAGTTACTGAAAGTAAACTAGGTAAAGGTAAGACTCACTTTATTGAAGGTGTATTCCTTCAATCAGAATTAAAAAATCGTAATGGGCGTATGTATCCAGAATCAATTATGGATAAAGAAGTCGTTCGTTACATTAAAGAATATGTCGAAAAGAATCGTGCTTACGGTGAACTCGGTCATCCAGAGAATCCACAGATCAATCTAGATCGTGTTTCTCACCTGATCACATCACTACGTAAAGAAGGCACTAACTACATCGGCAAAGCAAAGATTCTAGAGACACCTATGGGCAAGATCGCTATCGGTCTGCTTGAGGGTGGCGCAAACCTTGGCGTATCTAGTCGAGCACTTGGATCCCTTAAGTCAAATAATGAGGGTGTTCAAATTGTTCAAGACGATTTTATGCTGTCTACAGCAGCAGACATCGTTGCTGACCCATCTGCCCCAGATGCCTACGTTCGTGGGATTATGGAAAGCAAAGAATGGGTTTTCGTTGATGGAAAGTTTGTGGAACAACATATTGAAGAAGCGCAACGATTTATTCGTAAAACTTCTTCACGTAATCTAGAAGAAGCGAAGATCCTCGCTTTTCAAAATTTCCTGAGTAAAATCAGATAAATAATAAATAATTATAGAACTATTCCAGTTAGGAGAAAAACGATGTCAATCGAACAAAAAATCGCTGAGATGCTTGCCGAGTCTAATAAACAACAATTAGACGAGTTCACAGTATCAGGTAAAGAGGGTGGTATGGATACAGGTAAAGATGGTGCACAGGCTGGCGATCAGTCAGTTATGCGTACTGCTACTAATACTGTTCCTAATGGTGGTGAAACACCTAACCCAGAAAATGATAAGAACAACGTCCAAGACGAAGATGAAGCTGCTAATGCTACTGCAAAGAAAGCAAATCGTGCAACTGCTAACGCAGTAGCTGGTGATGCTGCTGTAGTTCGTGTTGGTGACACTTCTGTTAAGGGTGTTAAAGAAGATATCGACGCACTTATGAATGGTGAAGAACTCTCTGAAGAGTTCCGTGCTAAGGCAACTACCATTTATGAAGCTGCTGTCACGAGTCGTGTTAAAGAAGAAATGACACGAATCGAAGAAGAGTTTAATTCCAAACTTGCCGAGCAAGTTGAAGAAATTAAAGAGGGTCTTGTTGAAAAAGTTGATGGATATCTCGACTACGTAGTCGAGCAGTGGATTGCACAGAATGAAATAGCCCTTGAGCATGGTATGAAATCTGAGATTCTCGAAGGTTTTGTATCTGGATTGAAAGGTCTCTTTGAAGAGCACTATATCGATATTCCTGAAGAGAAATTCGATGTACTAGGTTCTTTGGAAGAGCAAGTTGCAGAACTCGAAGCTAAGTTGAATGAAACAGTTGAGTCAAACATCGTGTTGAATAAAACAATCGGTGAATTGAAACGTGCTGAATTAGTTCAAGAAGCTACAGATGGTTTGGCAGACACACAGGCTGAGAAGCTAAAGGGTCTTGCTGAAGAACTAACTTATGAAGATGAAGCAACTTTCAAAACTAAGTTACAAACAATTCGTGAAAATTATTTCACAACTAAAGCACAAGCAGATGTTAAGTCTGTAGTTACTGATGCACCAGTAGACACTCTAACTGAAGAAAAGAAATTAGATCCAGTTATGTCTGCTTACACAAGCATCCTAAACCGCAACAAATAAAAGGAAATCTAAAATGACTATTCGTCAAGATCTAGTAAAAAAGTGGGCTCCAGTATTGGACCACGAGGGCGCAGCCCCAATTAAAGAACAGTATCGTCGTGAAGTTACGGCTGTATTGTTAGAAAACCAAGAACGTGAAATGCGTCGTGGCCATGAAGCCATGGGCGAGTTGAACGAAGCTGCACCAGCTAACGCTGTTGGTAGCTACGGTGACACTGGCGGTTTCGCTAAGTTTGATCCAGTATTGATCAGCTTGGTACGTCGTGCAATGCCACAACTTATCGCTTATGACGTTGCTGGTGTTCAACCAATGACTCAACCAACTGGCTTGATCTTCGCAATGAAGTCACGCTACTCTACTCAAGGTGGTACTGAAGCGTTGTTCAACGAAGCAGATACTGACTTCTCTGGTACTGGCACTCATGCTGGTTCTACTTGGAATCCATCAAGCAACACTACTGGTACTGGTCTATCCACTGCTGCTGGTGAGCGTCTTGGTCAAGGTGGTACTGGTGATGGTTCTTTCGGTGCAATGGCTTTCTCTATCGAGAAGCGTTCTGTAACTGCTAAGACTCGTGCTTTGAAAGCTGAATACTCTATCGAATTAGCACAAGACATGAAATCTGTTCATGGTCTTGACGCTGAAGGCGAATTGAGCAACATCCTTTCAACTGAAATTCTTTCAGAAATTAACCGTGAAGTTATCCGTACTATCTACACTACTGCTAAGACAGGTGCTGCAGTTGGTACTACTACTGCTGGTACTTTCGACTTAGACACTGACTCTAATGGTCGTTGGTCTGTTGAGAAGTTCAAAGGTCTATTGTTCCAAATCGAACGTGAAGCCAATGCTATCGCTCAGCAAACTCGTCGTGGTCGTGGTAACTTCATCATCTGTTCTTCAGATGTTGCAAGTGCTTTGGCAATGGCTGGTGTTTTGGACTACGCTCCTGCTCTTAACACTTCATTGAATGTTGATGAAGCAAGCACTACTTTCGCTGGTGTATTGAATGGTAAGTACAAAGTATATGTTGACCCATATACTGCTAACCAAGGTACTAGTCAGTTCTTCGTTATGGGTTACAAAGGTACTTCAGCGTTTGACGCTGGTCTTTTCTACTGCCCATACGTTCCATTGCAAATGGTTCGTGCTGTTGATCCTAACAGCTTCCAACCAAAGATTGGCTTCAAGACTCGTTACGGTCTAGTTGCTAACCCATTCGTTCAGTTGGATAACTCTGACAGCGATGGTGCTTTGACTGCTGACGTAAACTACTACTATCGTAAAGTTGCCGTTACTAACTTGATGTAATCCATCGGTTATACGAAACTGACATAGAAGCAGTAATTTAAAAGGGGAACTTCGGTTCCCCTTTTTTTATCTCCTAAATAATTATATGACAAATACCGTTGCATGCCCACTTCCAGAAAACATTAATCCATTATCACCTAATGGGTTTTCGTTCACCATTCTAAAAATTCCTGCAGTGAATTTCTTTTGCCAACAAGCAAATCTTCCAGGATTGTCTTTTGGTGAGCCAGAGTTTGCCAACCCATTTAGATCTGTTCCAATTCCAGGTGACATCATTACGTATGACACTCTGCAAATCCAGTTTTTGGTTGATGAGCAGATGAGCAACTATAAGGCGATTCATAACTGGATAGTTGCGTTAGGTTTCCCTACCAGCTATGAAGAATATACCAGCTTTATCGGCACTGATACAACTTCTCTCTCTATCTCTGAACTTGCAAAGAACTACTCTGACGCAACTTTACAAATCCTTGGGGTGAATAATTTGGCAGTGCAAACTGTTCAATTTGTTGACGTCTTCCCAGTGGCAATTGAATCTGTGTTGTTTCAATCAACAAATCAAGACGTTCCCTACATCGTAGGTAATGCAACATTCCGCTACAGTTACTACAAATTTATTTGATTTTATTGCAGAATCGTAGTATAATGTTACTACGACTAATTGAGGTATATTATGAACTTAGAACAATTGCAGGATATGTGGGACGTTGATTGCCAAATAGATGATAACTATCTTGGTGAACAATCAACAGCTACTCCAAAACTTCACGCCAAATATATTAGATTGCTTGTCAACATTAAGTTGAAGCATACTAAACTTTCTTCAGACTATAACATGTTGCGCAAAGCAAAGTTCCGCTACTATCGTGGCGAACTCTCTCGGGAAGAACTCCAAGTATTAGACTGGCCACAATGGCAGGGAATCAAACCTATCAAGAATGAGATGGATGAATTCTTGAAGGGTGACTCTGAACTAAATACAATGCAGGTAAAAATTGATTACCTCGAAACAATGATTTATTTTCTTGAATCTGTTCTCGGTCAGATTAAAGCCAGAGATTGGCAAATTAAGACTGGCGTTGAATGGAAGAAGTTTCTTGCTGGGATGTGATGAAAGTTAGTATTGAAAAATTAGATGAAGTCTATGTTCGTGTGTTCTCTGATCCAAGTATTGAACAAGAACTATCAGACTTCTTTACCTATGAATATCCAGGTGCAAGATTTACACCTCAGTTCAGAGCAAGACTCTGGGATGGAAAAGTTAGGTTATACGATCAGGTAAGGAAAACTCTTTACCTTGGTCTGATTACTTACGTTGAAGAATTTTGTGTTCGCAATGGATACGAAGTTGAATATAAAAATGTAGTTTCAGTTGAACATGATTTAAGTCATGAAGACATTGAAACCTATGCTCGTAGTTTACAACCAATGGGTCGTGGTAAACCTATTGAGATTCGTGACTACCAAGTAGAAGCAGTTAGGTCAGCACTTAACAAAGAACGCACACTACTACTATCTCCAACTGCCTCTGGCAAATCTTTTATTATCTACACAACAATGCGCCAGCATTTAGATAATCATCGTAAGTGTATTATTATTGTTCCAACAACTTCATTGGTTGAGCAATTATACACTGACTTCCAAGATTACTCTAGTGCCAATGGTTGGGATACTTCTTTACATTGTCAAAAACTTTATTCTGGTTTTACAAAAGACTTTACCAAAGATGTACTAATTACAACATGGCAGTCAGTATACCTACAGCCAAAGGCATGGTTCAAACAGTTTGACGTAATCTTTGGTGATGAGGCACATCAATTCAAAGCCAAGTCCTTAACCACCGTAATGGAAAAGATGGACAACATACGTTATCGTATTGGCACAACAGGAACTCTTGATAACAAGAAAGTCCATCGTTTGGTTCTTGAAGGAATGTTCGGTCCAGTGCATAAGGTTACCACTACCAAAGCGTTGATGGACTCAGGAAGATTATCAAACCTAAATATAACGTGTGTGATACTGAAGTACTCAGAAGAAATTCGTAAAGCACAAAAGAACATGACCTACCAAGATGAAATGGATTTTATCGTATCCAATGAGGCACGAAATAAATTCATACGCAATCTGGCGGTGAAGTCTGAAGGTAATACGCTGGTTCTTTTTCAATACGTTGAAAAGCATGGCAAAGTTCTTTACGAAGCTATTAAAAACAAAGCACATGATAAGCGAAAGATCTTTTTCGTTTATGGGGGAACAGAGACGTCCGATCGTGAATCAATTAGGCACATTACAGAAGGTGAAAGCGACGCTATTATTATTGCTAGTTTTGGTACATTCTCCACTGGCATCAACATACCGTCTATCGAGAATGTCATTTTTGCATCGCCAAGTAAATCCAAGATTCGTAACTTGCAAAGTATTGGTCGTGGATTAAGATTGAAAGAAGGTAAGACTCACTGTAATCTATTTGATCTTGCAGATGATCTGCATTGGAAGTCTTGGAAGAATCATACTCTTAATCATGCAGCCGAAAGATACAAAACTTATGCTGAAGAGCAGTTTGAAATAAAATTAGTGGAGGTCGATTTATGAATGAACATTTCGTAATCGTAAAACTTGTTTCTGGTGAACAGGTAATGGCAACTCTAACTAATGAAGATGCAACTACAGTAGAGTTACAATACCCAATGGTAATTCGCATGATACCATTTGTTGAAGGACATCGTGCTCATGAGCATGTAACTGCTGCACCACTCTGTCAATTCTCTGACGATAAAACTTATCGCATTCCCAAAACCAATATTATGTTTGTAAAGAAATTACATGAAGTGTTGATTCCGCATTATAACAGAATCGTTGATGAACATGAGAATACAGTTTTAGTTCGCTCAGACAAGACAGGGCACATTGAGAGAATCAAAGAAGAACTTACTGTGGAAGACATTCAGAAGCGTATTGATATGCTAGAATCAATAGCAGGAATAGGGGGAGATACAGAAGGAGAAGAGGAAGAGACAGGGTATTACATTGAGGGAAACGAAACATTACATTAACCTTTATCGATCAACCCTAACACAGTTAGTATACTCTGTTGGCAAATAAAAGGCAAGTATATTTTTCTGCAAGAAATGCAAGTCAATAATACTTGCTTTTTTACATGTATGGGGGTATAATAGTTGAAGTAAATAAATGAGGGCATACATGTGGCACACTACGTAAACAATGGCGAATTTTTAGTAGCAATGAAGGAGTACCGAGCGTCGGTTATTGACGCAAGGGAAAAGGGATTGCCCAAGCCGATGGTAAGCAATTACATCGGCGATTGTATTTTGAAGATCGCAACTCATCTATCATACAAACCAAATTTCATTAACTACACATACAAAGATGACATGATCCTAGACGGGATCGAAAACTGTATTCATTATATTGATAACTTTGACCCAGCAAAATCATCAAACCCATTTGCTTACTTCACTCAAATTATTTACTATGCATTTATTCGTAGGATTGCCAAAGAAAAGAAACACTCTTATATTAAAAACAAACTTATACAGAACATGTCGTATGATGCCTTTGAATTACAAGAGCAAGATGAAGATGGACACTTTCATAATTCGTACTTAGACTTTATGCAAAGCAACCAACAATTTGATGACTTCATTGAACGTAAAGCAGCAAAACGTAAAAAGAAAAAAGCATCAACAACACTAGATGATTTTATAGAAGGTGATAATAATGAGCAACCACTCGATCAGAGATTGGATACGTGAACTTCACGAACATAGAGTTAGTTTTAATGAATGGCCACCCACATCATTATCAAGTCGATTAAGAAAACGAAGAAAGACTAAATCAAAAAAACTTCTTCGTGGTCATGTTTGGGATGCTGCAGATAATATATTTAATTTGAAAGAGATTATGAGTAACGATAACAAAATTTTCCTTGGAGTTTCTGACGTAGAAGATCTTATCACTTCTGAGGTCATGAAGCGTAGAGCAGAGACTGGCAAGACCACAGTGCAAAGAGAGACCACTGTTTTGTGTAATCGTGAACGCTGGGCATCATGGGCAGAAGGTCATTACAAAGATGAACTTTATATCCAAAACAATTCTTCTTCTGGTATGATCATTGAAGAAGACACTGACAACTTTATCAAGTTCGATGTAAACTCCAACTCAACTACTGTTCGTGCATATGGTGATGCTGAGTTTGCAGAAGATCAAATCGAAATCGTTGAATCAAACTTCTCTGTTGTTACATCTTACATTGAGTGGGTATACGGTAGCGATGGTAACTCTGTTAATGTTCCATTGAATCGCGATCGTCTTCCTGTCGCTGAGATGTACCCATTCCTCAAAGGTGAATCTCTTGAGGACTACTATGATCGTTACATGGATTCATCTGCAAACATTCTGCTGTTGATTGGTCCACCAGGAACTGGCAAAACTACGTTCATTCGTGGATTGCTGGCTCATCGCAATTCTTCTGCCATTGTAACTTATGATGCAGGCATTCTTGAGAAAGATGGTTTCTTTGCCAAGTTTATTGAGGATGATGCTGAGGTAATGGTACTTGAAGATTCTGATGCGTTTCTGAAATCTCGCAGTGATGGCAACACAATGATGCATCGTTTCCTTAACGTGGGTGATGGTCTTGTGACAACCAAAGGTAAGAAAATGGTTTTCTCTACAAACCTTCCAAGTGTTCGTGATATTGATTCTGCTCTTATCCGTCCAGGTCGTTGTTTTGATATTGTTGAATTCAAACCATTGTCTTTGTTTGATGCGCAGAAACTTGCAGAAAAACTTGATGCTAAATTACCACAACGTAATGCTGGTGATGTTGTTGAGTATTCTATCGCAGAAGTATTCAATAAGCAATCTGAACAAAGCAAACAAACACAAGCAAACAGAAAGGTGGGTTTCATTTGAAAGTAGCCATTATTACTGATCAACACTTCGGTGCTCGTAATGATAGTTTGACATTCCTTGACTTCTATCAAAAGTTCTATGACAACACTTTCTTTCCTACTCTCGATGAGCATGGTATTGACACTGTGCTTATTCTTGGTGATACGTTTGATAGACGTAAATACGTAAACTTCTATTCTCTGCAACGTGCAAAAGAAATGTTCTTTGACAAGTTGGCTGAACGTAATATTAGAGTGCACATGCTTGCTGGTAATCATGACACTTATTACAAGAATACCAATGATGTAAATTCTCCAGATCTACTTCTAGTTGAATATGGTAACATTGATGTTATCTCTAAACCAGAAACAATTATTGTTGATGGAACTAGTATCTGTATGATGCCGTGGATTTGCCCTGAGAACTATCAGGAAAGTATGGATGTAATCAAGAACACTACTGCTGAGATCTGCATGGGGCATTTTGAGATTGCAGGGTTCTCAATGTATAGAGGAATGGAATCGCATGATGGGTTATCTAAAGATCTTTTTGATAAGTTTGACCTCGTATTTTCTGGGCATTATCACCATCGTTCTAGTAATAAGCACATACATTATCTCGGAAACCCATATGAACTTACTTGGCAAGATTTTAACGATCCCCGAGGATTCCACCTGTTTGATCTCGGAACACGACAACTCGAGTTCTTTCAAAATCCTTATACAATGTTCTCAAGGATTGAATATGACGACAAAGAAAGAGAAGTACTCGACCTGAACGAACTTGACCTGCAAGACAAGTATGTGAAGTTAGTAGTTGTAAACAAGACTGACTATTATAAATTTGACAAATTCATTCAATCACTGTATAATAAGGGATGCCATGAAATTAAAATTGTTGAGGATCTCTCTGAGTTTGAAGATGGAGAGGTTGGTGAGGAAATCAATCTTGAAGATACATTATCTGTCTTATCGAATTACATCGATTCAATCGAAACTGATGTTGATAAAGAGCAGGTTAAAACCTTTATGAAATCACTTTATACCGAGGCAGTCAACGTAGAGGTAGTATAATGCAACAACTTGAAATTGAGTATTTCTTTCCACTGACGGAACAGATTCCTCTTGATCTGGATTATAGTGAATGTGATAAACCAAAAATTTATTGGACTACTGAAGTGCTTGGTACATCAGGACAAGTACTTAGTGTTGGTGCTGGGGGTGCTGGGTTGACCTTTGCAAATCCAACTTGGAAAACTGTTATCTCTGGATGGGAAGTTGGATCTATAAATTATAAACCAAATCGTGTACACAAATTCTTTATGAAATTACTTCTTGGTTGGAAATGGAATGGATAAATGATCGTATTTAAATCTGTTGAATGGAAAAACTTTTTATCAACTGGAAACACAGCGAATAAAGTTCTTCTTGACAAATCTCAAACAACTTTAATTATTGGTAAGAATGGTGAGGGTAAATCTACAGTCTTAGATGCTCTCTGTTTCGCATTGTTTGGCAAACCATTCCGCAATATCAATAAAGGTCAGTTGGTCAATTCGATCAACGGTAAGAACTGCCTTGTCACTATCGAGTTTGATATCAATGGTAGGGAATATAAGATCGTCCGTGGAATCAAACCACATGTGTTTGAAATCTGGGTAAACGATGAAGTAATGAATCAGGATGCTGCTGTTCGTGATTACCAGAAGGTTCTTGAACAACAAATCCTTAAGTTGAATTACAAAACATTTACACAGGTAGTTATCCTCGGCTCTGCTTCCTTTGTTCCTTTTATGCAGTTGCCAACTACTCAACGTAGAGAAGTGATTGAAGACATTCTTGATATCAAAATCTTTTCTACAATGAATTCGTTATTGAAGGAGAAAGCCAGTGAAACAAAAGAAAACATTGCGAGGATTGAAACAGAAATTAAGGTCGCAAAAGGGCAAGTTGATAATCAGACAGCTATTATCAAAACTCTCACTGAAGCAAAATCAGACAGCATTAAAGGACTTGTTGATAAAATCCGAGCGAATGAGATATCAATTAGCGAGTCGCAAAATCACATCAACTCAATTTCGGCTGAGATCCAAACTCTTAGAGAACAAACTAGCAGTAAAGCTGAAATCGATGCTGAAATCGAGCAAGCCAAAAACATCAGAAGTAAACTCAACGCCAAACTCGAGCACTGTGAAACCCATTCCGAATTCTTCAATGAGAACGATGTATGTCCATCGTGCTCGCAAGGTATCGCTGAGGATTACAAACAGAAAGTTATTGATGACCTCAATTCCAAGATTCTGGAAACTAATGGCAAGGCAGAAGAACTCAATAAGATTCTAACGCACTTGAATGATCAGTTATCTGGCATCAATATAATCTTAGGTCAAATCACTGATAAGAATATTGAGTTATCTACACACAACAGCACAGTTACTTTACTCAATAAACAAAATGCTCAATTACAAACTGAGATTGAATCTTCAAAGGCAGACACTTCTAACGTAGATGAAGAGAAGCGTAAGTTGAAAGAACTTGCTCAGGATGCCATGACCAAGATTAACTCAAAGACTGCTTTACAGGAGCATCGTAATCTAGAAGAAGTCGCATCTATCCTACTCAAGGACACTGGTATCAAGACTGCAATTATACGTGAGTATCTACCAGTCATGAACAAGTTGATTAACAAGTATCTAAATGCCATGGATACGTATATCCACTTTGAACTTGACGAAGCGTTCAACGAAAAGATCAGATCTCGTTTCCGAGATGAGTTTACTTATGCAAGTTTCTCTGAGGGTGAGAAGATGCGTATCGACCTTGCAATACTTTTCACATGGCGTCAGGTAGCCAAGATGAAGAACTCGGTAAATACAAATCTGTTACTTCTCGATGAGATCTTTGACTCATCTCTTGATACAGCTGGTACTGATTACTTCCTCAACCTAATGAATCAGTTCGGTGAGAAGTCAAACATCTTTGTTATCTCTCATAAGGGTGATCAGTTGTTTGATAAGTTCAGGTCGGTGATCAAATTCGAGAAAAGGAATGATTTCTCTATAATCGTCTAAAATTCCCTTTCTAAATCAATGACTTACGGCAATCCCCTCAGCTTTTGAGGGGATTATTACATTTAGCTTGCCTTTTATTCATTAATCAGGTAAACTTCTGTTATGATGATTAAAAAGGACTTAAATATGTGGGAAGACTTTAGCGATTTTGACTTAGCCGAGTTGGCTGGTAAATACGGTATCGAAGATGAACTTGTTTTCGCTGGCGACCTATCCCTTGCAAACCGATCCGAGATCGAGAGCCGATTGACTGCAATAGAGTACGATATGGCATTCCAAGAAGAAGTTGCCTTTAATTCAGAAGTAGCGTATAATTAAAGGACTGAGGAGAATTTTATGAAAACAAATGCTGTTGATCTATCCGCAAAATTACTTGCAACCGAGAACATTACTGTAGTTCGTTCACGTGTTCGAACTGCATCGTTTGATATCAAATCCCGTGTGTTGACTCTTCCGCAATGGAAAGAAATGTCACCCATGGTCGAAGGTATGTTAGTTGGGCATGAAGTCGGTCATGCTCTTTACACTGACGAAACCTATCATGAGCCAATTATTGAAAATCGTAAGATGATGACTTATATGAACGTCCTCGAAGATGTTCGTATTGAGAAACTCATCAAACGCAAATATCCAGGCATCCGTAAAACGATGAACGAAGGATATAAACAACTCAACGAACAGGACTTCTTTGGTGTAGCCAAAATGCCTTCTCTTGAGACACTGAACTTAATTGACCGTATTAATCTTTACTTCAAAGCTGGTTATTCATGCGGAGTTGAATTCAACCCAGAAGAAAAGGTATTTGTTCTACGTGCTGAACGTACTGAAACACCAGAAGAAGTTATTGCGTTGGCAAAAGAAGTTTATGCATTCTCCAAAGAACAAGCACAGAAACGTGCTGAAGAACGCAAAAAGAATAAGAACGAACTCGATCAAGAAGATGACGACCAAGAATTATTGGAAGACATGGAAGAGATCGACAGTGACTTCATGGATGATTCAGATATGGATGATTCCGAAGAAGGTGAAACCGATAAAGAAGATAAAGGGTTTGACACATACGATGAACCAGAAGCTGGGAGTGGTCGTACTGAATTGACTCAGGATGAGAAAGACGAATTGCTCAAACAGAAGATGGAGCAAGAAGTTGAAGAAGAACTTGAAGTTAAGACTGAGAAAGTATTCTCTGAGAAACTGCAAGAACTCGCTGACGAAAACACTGAGTATCACTACTATCAATTAGATGAACAATACGTGTTCGATCCAATAGTAGGGTTCAAACGTATTCTCGCTGAAACTAAATCTGTAGATGAAAATCTTAATGAATTCAGCAAGAAAGAATATGAAAAGTTTAATCTAGAATCTGGTCGTGTTGTAAACTATCTAATCAAAGAATTTGAGATGCGTAAGAGTGCAACACTTTACAAACGTGCTCAACAATCCAAGATTGGTTCGTTGGACATGAAGAAAGTCTGGTCTTACAAATTGAATGATGACTTGTTTAAACGTGTAATGACTATGCCTAAAGGTAAGAACCATGGTATGATTTTCTTACTTGACTGGTCTGGTTCAATGGATGCAGTTCTCGATGATACCATCAAACAGGTTATCAGCCTAGCGATGTTCTGTCAACGTGCACAGATTCCTTATCAGGTATTTGCCTTCTCGTCACAATATACAATCTGTAAGACTGATGAGTTGGGAATGAAGTTGAATGACAAACGTCGTGCTCACTATTCTCAGGATAAACTTCTTTCAAATGCAAGCACTGATTTTGCTTTGTTGGAATTCTTCTCAAGCAAAATGAGTAATGTTGAATTCAATACCATGGTTCGCCGACTGATCAACCATCGTAATTTGCGTTACGTTGATGGCAATGATTATGGTACTGGTGGAACTCCACTCAATGAAGCATTGAGTTACATGGTAAATTACATCGGTAAGTTTATCAGTTCAAACAGTATTGAGAAAATGTCTTTGATTACTTTGTCTGATGGTGAAGGTGGTGCATTGCAAGGTGGTGGTCGTTACTGTTTGGAAGACTTTCGTGTTGATTATGCACCAGAATATAAAAGAATTCAACAGAAACATTTCCTTCTTGACCCAGTGACGAAGAAGTCATATTCTTTGAATCGTTACAGTTCTTTCCAAACTGAAGCAATCCTACGTATGATCAAAGATCGTTACAATGTGAACTCAGTAGGATTCTACATCTGCCGTAACGCAAGACGTGATCTTGCTCAAGCAGTGAAGACAAACATTCCTGGATTCACTGGAAGTGAATACAATATGGTTGATATCATGCGTCGTGATTTCCGTGATCAAGGGTTTGCCTCAATCAAGAACACTGGTCGTGACGATTTGTTTATCGTCCCACAGAACAAACTGATCGTTGAAGAGGGTGAGATGGTCGTGGATGAGAAACAAAATGCTCGCCAAATCGCTCGGAATTTCGGTAAAATGATGGCTGGCAGGAAGACTTCCCGAGTCCTACTCAACCAATTCATCGGATATGTTGCCTAAGTTGTTGATTTTAGAGGGGAAAATAATCCCCTCAGGATCGTAGGGGATTACAAAATATCGCTTTACTTTAATTGCAATCAGTGGTATAATTATATTATGATGATTGAAAAGGAACTGAAAATGATTAAAGTAAATGTTGGTGATGTGATCCGTAGTTATGACTTCAAACCTATGGTTGGTCGTGAAGATTGTTTCGTTGAAGGTGTGGTTGAGCGTATGACAAATGAGCAGGGTTACGATGCATATAAAATCACCGTAACAAAAGACTCATGGATCGATGAAACTGATCCAAGTGACAAAGGTCGAATTGGCAAAATTGTTTACGTGCCTGTGCAGGTTTCCTTTATGGAATACGCTGGTCGTGTGATCAACCTGTCAAGAATTTAACTTGACTTTAATTCGTGATAGTGGTATAATAAATTTTTATGATGGAGAAATTGATGAGTGATACATTCGTGCAGGACTTCGAGTCCAAATTGTTTGAGTTGTTCCCAGACGCTAAGACAAATGGCGTAGTGAAGAATTCAGAATTGCTTGATACAATGCGTGCCATGGGTACGACCAAGCAACCTAAGTGGCTGATGGTGAACAAGGTAGGTCGTGGCTTGTATGCCATCGATGGCTCCAAAGCACCAGTGGCTGGTAACCTAGCATTAAAACCAGAAGAGTCTTTCATTGTGGATTACACTGACCTAACTTCCCTGATCCCTAAGAAGGATTCTAACTTTGTGCCCTTTGGCAACTTCACTGATCTTGAGAACATTATCAAGTCAGGTATTTTCTACCCAGCCTACATCAGTGGTCCGACTGGGAACGGCAAGTCCACGATGGTGGAACAGATTTGTGCCAAACACAAACGTCCTCTGATCCGTATTAACTTGAACATGATGACCGATGAGGAACAACTCATTGGCTCGAAAACCCTAGAAGATGGTAACGTAGAGATTGTAGAAGGTCCAGTCCTGATCGCAATGCGCAATGGTACTACCCTTTTGCTTGACGAGATTGACGCTGGCTCAGCAAATACTTTGCTCTGCTTGCAACCGATCCTCGAGGGTAAACCTTATTACTTCAAACTCAAGAATGAGATGATCGTTCCTGCAGCTGGATTCAATGTTCTTGCAACTGCGAATACCAAAGGTAAGGGTAGTGACGATGGTCGTTACATCGGTACCAACGTACTGAACGAAGCATTCTTGGAGCGATTCGCTGTTACTTTCGAACAGGAATATCCTAATGCGAAAGTAGAAGTTAAGATTATCAAGAATCTCATGGAAACTTATTCGTGTGTTGACGAAGAGTTTGCAGAGAATCTCGTTAAGTGGGCTGAAGCAATTCGTCGCACTTTCGAGGATGGTGGCGTAGATGAAACCATTACGACTCGTCGTATGATTCACATCGTACGTGCCTTTGCAATCTTTAAAGATCGCAAGAAAGCAGTCGAGTTGTGTTGCAATCGTTTTGATTCTGCAACGAAGGTAGCATTCCAGGACTTGTTCGAGAAGGTATGTAATCCCGAGCCAGAAGTGGTAGCACCTGAAGTTGCAAAGACTCCCGATGCAAACGCAGAAGTACCATTTTAAACTTGACTTTTATTGAAACTTGTAGTATAATTATATTTGAAACTTGAAAAGGAACTTGATTATGTTGAAATTTGCTAGCCTATCCCTGTCACAGAAGAAGTGTGTTATTGCTTTGATTGAAGCAAATCCTTCTTTGAAGAAAGATGGTAAGATCTCTTTGAAAGAAGTGGTCGCCATTACCCAAGATCTCGCATCTAAGCGAGCATCTGGTGCTCCGAAAATCGGTTACCCAAACTGGTTGTTCAAGAGCAATAAAGTAGAACGTGGTTTGTATCAACTGCCACTACCTACTGAGAAAGAGTTGAGCGATTATACCCAATCATCAACTAAACCTACTGCTGTGAAGCAGAAGGTCGCTAAGGTTAAGACTGCAAAGGTTAAGACCACAGCGAAGACTACTCAAGATAAAGCAGATACTGCTCTTGAGAAGTCACGTCTTCAGTCAATCATTGACGACTCTGTCGCTCATGATGAAGATGTTGAAGACTTCAATGCTATCCTCCGTGAGAATGGTATCGAAGTTTAATTTGTTATTTCCGTTAGTCGGGAGGGTAAACGCCATCACTCTCCCGATCTTTTTTTCAGATGGCAATATGGAGATATTATGTCCAAACAAGCAAAGTTGTTAAACTATTTGCAAAATGGTAATGAGTTGACAGCAAAACAGATTTCTGGTACTTTTGGTATCGCTCATCCAGCTTCTGCAATTCGTAACTTGCGTGAGCAAGGTCATTGTGTTTACACAAACAACGCTAAACTTGCAGATGGTACGCCAACTGTAAAGTACCGTATCGGTACTCCAAGCAAGCGTATGGTTCGTGTAGTAAACGCAGTACTAGGTGCTTCTGCTTTCACAGCACAGCGTACACGCTAAGTGACCACTTGGGTCTGGACATCTCCTCAGGTATCCAGACCCATTTTTATTATGGGTAATCATGGCTACTAAAGACGAAGTTAAAAAGTCCCAATCAGCTACGACTGGTGGGCGAAAATTTGATGGTGGTAAACTACAATATGGTTTGCTACCTCCACTTGCATTAAAAGCAACTGTGGAAATTCTAACATTTGGTGCAGAGAAATACGAACCAGATAATTGGAAGAATGTTCCTGACTCAAAACGTAGATACTTTGACGCAATGCAAAGACATCTCTGGGCATGGAAAGAAGGGGAACAAGATGATCCCGAAACTGGTAAGAATCATTTGGCTCATGCAATGTGTTGCCTAATGTTCTTGTATGAGCATGATGTTAAATACTCAAAATAAATTTGACAGAAATACCATTTTCAGGTATAATGTATTATACATAGTAGTGTGAAACAAAAAGGAATTAAAATGGATAAAATATATGTCCGCTGTCCTCTGGATGGGCACCAGAATCAAAAGTATTGTGGGCTCATTGAACACTATAAAGAAACTGGTACAGCAAATGAATGTCTTCATCGACAGGAATGTAGTGAAATGAAACAACATATTATTAACGAAGAAGGAAGTCAATATGAAATTAAGTAAAGATACGGTAGGACTTTTTAAGAACTTTGCTGGCATTAACAGCAATCTTCTTTTGAAGCAGGGTAATAAACTTGCCACAATCTCAACTCAGAAGAATGTAATGTCCGACACAGTCGTGGCTGAATCATTCCCTGCAGACTTTGGGATCTATGACCTCAATGAGTTCCTAGGTGCCATGAGTTTGTTTGATGATCCAGAGTTGGACTTCAGCGATAAGTTTGTAACTATCAAAGAAGGTGGAGCAAGCATTAAGTATTTTGCTGCCGAAGTAGGTAACTTAGTTGTTCCTCAGAAAGCAATCGTATTCCCAGAAGCAGAAATTGAATTCACATTGACATCAACCATGCTCAATATGATTCAAAAGACTTCTTCAGTTCTACGTGCAACTGACCTTCAAATCGTTGGTGATGGTAGCAAGATGGTTATCCAAGTTGGTGATAAAAAGAATGCCACTGGTAATACATATAATGCTCAAGTCGGTAGCACTGACAAAGAGTTTAAGGTAAATCTAAAGGTAGAAAACCTAAAGATGCTTCCTGGTGATTACCTTGTAAGTATTTCTAGCAAGAAAATCTCTCGCTTCAAAGCCACTTCCAGTGAGTTGGTATATTATGTTGCGGTAGAAGCTGACTCTGTATTCAGTTTCTAATTTGAGAGGGGACTTGCTCCCCTCACTTTTTTATATTATGGAGTTACTATGATTGAATCAAGAGATAATTTGTTCTTGTGGGTAGAGAAGTATCGTCCACAGAAGATCGATGAGTGTGTCCTTCCCGAAGCACTAAAGAAAACCTTCCATGAGTATATCGCTCAGGGAGAACTACCTACTTTCTTGTTCTGTGGTTCAGCTGGTGTAGGTAAAACCACTGTAGCCAAAGCACTGTGTAACGAGATCGGTGCTGAGTTCCTATTCATTAACGGATCTGAAGAATCTGGTATTGATGTTCTGCGAACTAAAATTAAATCCTTTGCATCATCGGTATCCCTTACCGATGCCAAGAAAGTTGTAATCCTTGACGAAGCGGATTACCTAAACCCCAACTCAACCCAACCAGCGTTGCGAGCATTCATTGAAGAATTCTCTGCCAACTGTCGCTTCATCTTTACTTGTAACTACAAGAATCGAATCATTGAGCCTCTGCATAGTCGTTGTGCAGTTATTGACTTCAAGATCGATAACAAAGACAAACAAGAAACCATGGGTGCATTCTTTAAGCGTGCAGTCCAGATTCTAAAGCAAGAGAACATTGATTTTGATTCCAAGGTGGTTGCCGAAGTAGTGGCGAAACACTTCCCAGATTACCGTAGGGTTCTGAATGAACTTCAACGCTATTCTGTTTCTGGTAAGATTGACACTGGCATTCTAGTCAATGTTGGTGAAGAGTCATACAAAGAACTCATGAAGAATCTGCGTGACAAGAACTTCACTGAAGTACGTAAGTGGGTGGGTAAGAACTCTGATATGGATTCAGTTGGTTTGTTTCGTGAACTTTATGATAACGCAAGTACACTTCTTGAACAATCCAGCATTCCTCAATTGGTAATCACACTTGCTGACTATCAATACAAAGCAGCATTCGTTGCTGACCATGAGCTAAATACTATGGCAGCATTGACAGAGATAATGGCAAACTGCAAATTCAAATAAGGAGTAATCATGGAAATTATCTTGATGCTACTTGTCATGGTGGTTTGTTTTGTTTCTGGTTGGATTGCAAGAGAGATGGCTGCTGCACGTAGAATAGATCGTCTCATGGAATCTGTTCAGGTTGACATCAAAGAAAAGATTGAAGAAGAACTAGAGAATCTTATTCCAATTAAGATTGAGTATGATAACTCTACATTCTTTGTTTACAATAATGATGATCACACGTTCATGGCTCAGGGAGCAACACGTAAAGAACTTGAGACTAATCTGGAGAAAAGATTTCCAGGTAAAAGATTTGCCGCACGTCAAGAGAATTTGAAAGACGTGGGGTTTAATAAATGAGTCCATTCGATTTTTTAAATGCAATAAATGATAACAAGAAGGATCTGTTTGAAGATCCCCAAGCAGAGAAAGACTATTCTGCTTTTATGGTAAATAGAGGTCTGTCATATTTTCCTGACACCATCCTTTATGCTAACGAGATGAATCGTTTCCCAGCGATTCCTAAGTCTTGGCAATTTTACTTTTTCCTAAATACTATACCAAAGAAGAAAAGGTTTAGTAAATGGGCTAAGAAAGATGCCGAGACTAAATCTCTTCAACTCATTAAGGAATACTATGGCTATTCCTTTGAGAAGGCGAAAGAGGCATTGAGCGTCCTTTCGGTTGAGCAGTTGAGCATAATTGAAGAAAAATTACAAAAAGGTGGAAAATAATGACTGTTGAAATGATATACTACGACTGGACGCCAGAGTCCATGCTTGAAGTGACTTTGCCAGAACCAGATAACTTTCTCAAGGTTCGCGAGACACTTACTCGCATCGGAATCGCTTCCAGAAAAGAAAACAAACTATACCAGTCTTGTCACATATTGCACAAGCAGGGTAGGTATTTCATCGTACATTTTAAAGAACTCTTTGCCTTGGATGGCAAGGAATCGAATATCACGTCTGGTGATATTGAACGTAGGAATGCAATTGCGGCATTGCTTCAGGATTGGGAACTATTAAATATTATAGCCTCAGCCAAAGCAGAGCCAAAAGCATCTCTCTCTCAGATTAAGGTTGTATCTTATAAAGAGAAAGAGCAATGGGAACTTGTTCCTAAATATAACATCGGTAAGAAAATTACTACTAAATAATTTTATATAAGAGGATTCTATGATCAAACTTGACTTGACAGTAAACGAAATTAACACTATTCTGCGCTCATTAAGCAAGCATCCTTTCGAGGAAATTGCAAACTTAATCGGTAAGATTAAAACTCAAGGTGACCCACAAGTCGCTGAGATTGAAAAACAGTTGGCTGAGTCTAAAGCAGAACAACCAGCTGAATAAATAAAAGGTATTCATTAGATACAAATAATGATTTTCATTAGGGACTTATCGCCCATCGTGGGATAAGTAGTAGTGTCCAATAAGGACATTAACTAAGGAGATGATTATGTGGACTAAACCAGAAGCAATAGAAATGCGTTATGGATTCGAAGTTACAATGTACGTAATGAATCGATAAATAGTATTATCCCAGGGATGGGAAGATAGGTTGGTAACCTATTCAATCACTACCAAGAATTCACCTTAGGACCGCTAAGTTACGAATCGTGGTAAAGCTGACAGTACGTTAAGCTGTCGCTGGAACTAGTAACCAGCAACCCTCTACGCCCATTTGGGGTAGAGTTATTTTAAAACTCGCTTAATAGGAGAAAACTATGGGAAACAATATCCCTTTGCTATTTGGTCCAGGCTTTAAGGACTTCGACAAATTCTTTGTCGGTTTCGAAGACACTGCAAAACAACTACAAACTTTGCACGCTGATCTGACGAAAAACATTCCAAACTATCCACCATACAACATTCGTAAGAATGATGAGAACTCATACACAATCGAATTGGCAGTTGCTGGTTTCGGTGAGTCTGAGATCGACATCACTATCGATGGTGGTAAGTTAATTGTTAAAGGTAATGTTGACGCAACTACTGATGCACCAGAAGAAAACTTCTTGTTCAAAGGTATCGCTACACGTGCCTTCACTCGTGCCTTTGCTATCGATGATCACATCGAAGTTAAGAACGCAGAACTATTCAATGGTATGCTTAAGATCGCTTTGGAGCGTTTAGTTCCAGAAGAAGCAAAGCCAAAGAAAGTTCCAGTGAAGACTTCCAAGGGTAAACAATTCCTATCGGAGAGCGATTATGACAAAGCTGCTGAACAACTTTAAGAATATCGTTCTTGGTATCTCTGAAGGTATCCAGATGTTCAAAGCCTATAAAGTAGGTAAGGTAAAATGAGCACTTCTGTAACATTAAAGAATCTTGAGAGTGCGTTGGCTGGTGAGTCAATGGCACATATTAAGTATCGCTACTTTGCAAAGATTGCTCGTGAAGAAGGTTTCGAAGATGTTGCAAAACACTTTGAACATACCGCTGATCAAGAAATCAAACATGCATGGAGTCATCTTGAATTGTTAATCGGTAAGCCATCCACTAAGGAATGTTTACAGAAAGCAATTGATGGAGAGACTTATGAGTATACAGAAATGTATCCACAGTTTGAAGCAATTGCAGTTTCAGAAGGAAATCTACATGCAGAAAAAGAAATGCGTGGACAGATTCAAGAATCTTTTGAACATGCAGAAGCATTCAAAGCTGTGTTGGCAAAAGCAGAAAAGCGTTTTAATGCTTTGAAGAAAGTGGAAGAGCGTCATGCTAATGCTTACAAACAAGTCTTGGGAGGTTTATAATGGAACATGTATGCGTAGTCTGTGGTCACGTCCATGATGAAGCAACCGAAGGTAAGTGGGATGAACTTCCTGCTGACTTTGAATGCCCAGAGTGTGGTGTTGGCAAAGATGAATACGAAATGATCTAAATCGTACGAACATTAGGGGGACTTCGGTTCCCCTAAATAGTTTGTATGAAAGCAAAATTGTCTCCAAACCTAATATCGTTCGTAACAATACGACGTGGGGATTGGGTCATGAAGATTTCAGTTTACAGAACTAAAGAAGTGTTGGTTGTTGCTCAACATTATTTTGAAACCGAGAAGTTTGATATAAGACACTTCCATGATCAGAATGAAGCAGCAGATTATATTGAATTTTTAGCAAAGGATGAATCGTGAATATAAAAGTTTTTAAGATGATGAATGGTGAAGAGATAATCGGTGCTGTTACTGCTGGTTCCGAGGTTGGATATTTCTTGGAGAATCCAGCAACAATTATGGTTCAACAAAATGAACAGGGACAAGTTGGAGTAGGACTTGCTCCGTATATGCCATATGTTCAGGGTAAGGTTTACATCTATAAATCAGCCATCTCCTCAGAAGGTGACCCAGAGCCAAAGATGGCTAAAGAATACAATCGTATCTTTGGCTCAGGTATTGAGGTTGTCCCAGCCAGTGCCCTAAGTGGGCTCAAGATAGTCTCCTAAAGACCCTCTAGGACGTCCGTAGGGACGTTTTTAGGCTCTCCTCGGGGGTTTACCCACCCCTACCAGCCCAGCGTCTCCTAGGCTCTTTAAACCCCTCAAAAGAGGGGTTTTTCTCATTCTAAATCAACAACTTACGTGCTCCCTATAGGGGGAGGATTCCCCTCAGATCCGTAGGGGATTGCAGGAATCCCTTTACTTT